CAATCTCAAAAGACAAATCTTATTAGACTCAGTACAGGGCAGATCACCCGACTTGGCATTATTGCCACTCGCAAGTAATCCTGAATTAGAGTTATTGATTGAGACATGGGCATTCTTTGAGACTATCCATTCAAGATCATACACACATGTCATACGTAATACATATGCTAACCCGTCAAAAGTCTTTGATGAGATTACTTCGATACCAGCAATATCCGAGTGTGGTAATGCAATCTCAGAACATTATGACAACCTGATCAATTATAAGGGCCCTCACGGTAGCTCTAAGCATAAAAAGCTGTTATATCTCTGTTTAATAAGTATATACATATTAGAAGGGATACGGTTTTATGTGAGCTTTGCATGTTCATGGGCATTCGCTGAGTTAAAGCAAATGGAAGGTAATGCAAAGATTATTAAGTTAATTGCAAGAGATGAGAACTTGCATCTTGCAGCATCGTTAAATATTATTCGTACACTGATTAAAGAAGATAAAGATTTTGAAGATATAAAGCTTTCAACTAACAGTGAAGTAATGGATTTATTTGAAGATGCATTAGTACAAGAAGAGGAATGGTGTGATTACCTATTTGGTAATGGTTCAATGATTGGATTGAATTCAGATCTTCTAAAAGAATATGTGCGTTGGATTGGTGCAAAGAGAATTAGAACTCTTAACTATCACGTACCATTCTCAGTACACCAGCATAACCCACTACCATGGACAGAGAAATGGATAAGTGGAGGAGCAGTACAAGTTGCTCCGCAAGAAACAGAAATAACGTCATATGTACTCGGTGGAGTTACACATGATGTCAATAAAAAATCATTTGAAGGATTAAGTTTATGAGAGCAGTGGTATGGAGTAAGAACAACTGTATCTATTGTAGTAAAGCAAAAGCTATATTAGATCAGAAAGGAGTAAGTTACGAAGAGAGAAATGTAGAAGGTCCGGACTGGACACCTGAACAATTCTTTGAAACAGTTCCACCAGGGACTAGAACATTTCCACAGATATATATAGATGATAAGTATATAGGATCATATGATAATATGATGAGTTATTGGACTGTAGGAGAATTAAGTTTATGATATGTCATGAATGTAATAGCCCAGACTTTGATGTCACTGTCAAAGAAGAGTTAGGCTACGATAACGATCCAGTTGATTTAGGATTGGAAGTGACGCACTGCCCGTTTTGCGGTGCTAATTTAGAATGGGCCCAACGTGGAGGATATGATGCATCAGAATACGATCACGATGAAGAACGATTGGACGTATAATGGACAAAGATTTACGACTTCTGACATTGGCGATTGGTACGGGTTTGTTTATCGTATCACTAATCTCACTAACGGCCATGATTATATTGGGCGAAAGTATTTTAAAACAGTAAGGAAATTAAATCCATTAAAAGGTTTTAAAAGAAAACGTAAGGTCACAAAAGAAACTGATTGGCAAGAATATTGGGGATCGAGTAATAGATTGACCGAAGATATAGAGAAGTTAGGTAAAGAGAACTTTAAACGTGAGATCATTTGTTTATGTAAGACTCGAGGTGATACAAACTATATGGAAGCAAAAATACAATTCGATGAGAATGTATTATTAAATGAGAACAATTATAACGGTATTATAGCTGTAAAGATTGGTATAGGTTCAGTGAAGAATTTAGCCGAAGACTATGTACATCCACAGTAAAACATGTTATAATAGGTATATATTATGAATAGAGGTAAATATGGTAATAGTAGATTTTAATGGTTTAGCAATTGGATCCATCATGGGTCAATTACAACGTGGTGAAGAGCTTAGTGAAAACTTAGTTAAACACATCATTCTAAATAACCTTCGTGTATATCGTAACAAATACAAAGAAGCTGATCACGGTAAAATGGTTATAGCATGCGATAGTTATTCTTGGCGTAAAGATGTATTCCCAGAATATAAAGCTCAGCGTAAAGCTAATCGTTCTAAAGATAAACATGATTGGCAGCAGATCTTTGATTTAATCGAATCTACGCTCCAAGACTTACGTGAGAACTTCCCATACGCTGTTATCAAGATCGATAGTGCAGAGGCAGACGATATCATTGGTGCATTAACTGTTGAGATGTCTGACTTCGGTGGTGAAGATGTTGTTATTATCTCTGCTGATAAAGACTTTATTCAATTACAGCAGTACGGTCATGTCATACAATGGTCGCCTATGTTTAATAAAATGATTAAAGAAGATAATCCACGTAAATACTTATTCGAGCATTTACTTAAAGGCGATGCTGGTGATGGTGTACCAAATGCTAACTCTCATGATGATGTATTCGTGACAGCAGCAAGACAAACACCTATGACACAAAAAGCTATAGATAAGTATTGGAATAATCGTGATGACTTAGAAATGATTATGAAGCCTAATGTCTTTCGTAACTTTATGCGTAATGTACAAATGATTGATTTGACAAATACACCTGATGGTATTCGTGAAGCAGCTATAAATACATATAAGAACTATAAGTATCCATCACGTCAAAATATATTAACATATCTAATCGAAAATCGTATGAAAATGTTGATAGATAGCGCAGGAGAGTTTTGAGCGAAGACGAACTAAGACAATTTATGGAGTATTTTAAAGATGAATTGCCTGATCCAGACCACCACCCAATAAAGGTGATGTGGCTATATAGATGGTGGAAAAGTATTACACTAAGGAATAGAGAAGATGCCAACATACGATTTCAAAAGCAATAAAACTGGTAAAGAGTGGGAAGACACTATGTCTTGGAAAGATCTTGATGCCTATTATATAGAACATGATTGCCAACAAGTAATCAATAAACAACCTAAGGTAATCTCAGGTGTTAAATCACTATGGTCACAAACAGATGATGGATTCAAAGATCGTATGAGTGAGATTACAAAGAATGCAGGAAGATTTGGAATGAAACAAACAGATTATGATCGATGATTTGTATTAAAACAAAAATTCCTCAGGAAATATGTGATATTGATGATGAATTAAAAGCGATTTATCATAGTAAAGATACAGTTTGTATATGGGTTTTTAAAACAAGAATTGATAGAAATAAATTTATGGATGAAACTGCTGGAATGCTTAAAAATGATAGAGAAATGCATTTTGAATCTTTTTATAAAGTTTGATGATTTCAGACGATGATTTTAAATTTTTGTTAGAAGAAAGTCGTTATGCTAAAAAGATATTAGAGATAGGTACTGGTACAGGTAAAAGCACAACTGCTTTAATAGCAAATAGAGCAGAGGTACATACTATTGATAAAGACAATATATTTCAGTATATTGGTATAGAAGATTCAATAAATAGATATCGTTGTAAAAGTTCTGAATATTGGAAACTAGAAGGTGTTCCTTTTGAATTTGATTTTGTATTTGTTGATGGTGCAATTGGTGTTTATGATTGTGAGGAAATATTAAAAAGAACTACAGATCATTTTAAAATTATTTTCCATGATTATTTACCTGACGAAGAAAAATATCCTGGAAAAAATAAAGGTTGGTATAATATGGAAACATTTAAAAAAGCATCGTTCTTAACGTATGACATAAGAATAAAAACTGGTGGTACTCACTGCGGACTAGTAGAGTTAAATAAAGATGTTTAAACACGAACCCATTGATTTAGGTTACAATGACTTAACTACTACAAACAAAGGTGGTAGAAAATATCAAACACCGAATGGTGATTATCCTTCTATAACAACAGTACTTGGTAAACTAAGTAAGAAAGCTATTATGGAATGGCGTGATCGTGTAGGTCATGATGTTGCAAATGAAATATCTCGTAGAGCAGCAGGTCGTGGCACAGCTGTTCACGCAGTATGTGAGAATTATGTCAACAATGATCCTGATTATGCAAAAGATTTAATGCCTAATATATTGCATGACTTTAAACGAATTAAGAATATATTAGACACAAGAATTGGCACAGTATATGGACAAGAATTACCATTGTATTCTGATCATTTAAAAGTTGCAGGTCGAGTTGACTGTGTTGCAGAGTTCGATGGTAAGTTGTCTATAATAGACTATA